GAAAACCAACAGCGTGAAGGTATCCGTCGCCACCGCAACGGCGTTATCGACTCATTCCTAGATGGTCACCTAGATAAAAATGGTGAGTTCATCTCACATGATGGTGTGACTTGGCAGGGTGTTCGCGCTGATAGCCGTGTTGATCAAGTAGACCTTTCTGGCTCTGGTATGAACATCGACTTCACTAGTGGTGCGCTTACTGGTGAAACGGCTCGTGCTGGCTGGATTGCACTAGCTGAGCGTCGTTACATCACCAACAAAGTGACTGTACCTGCGACTTACTACGTGTCGAATGAAATCTTCTTCAACTTTGCACGTCAGTACTCTAACGAATACTCTGCAGGTTCAATCCTTCAGAACTTGTTAACAGTACCAGGCGTAATGGCAATCAAACCATCGTCTAAGCTAACAGGTAACCAAGTGCTATCTATCCCGCTTAGCCGTAACTACGTTGAGCCAATTACAGGAATGGCAGTATCAACAATTGCTCGCTCTCGTCCAGAGTGGAACTCTCCGTTCGAGTTCGATATCGTATCTGCAATCGGTTGGTCTATTAAAACTGACTTTGACGGTACTAACCGCGGTCTACAATACGCAGCTAGCTAATAGGTGTCATGATGGCAAAGAAATTTAAATACGTATGTAAAACAGCTTCTAACTACGGCACAAAGGGCGAAGTTGTCGCCCTTGAGATTGCGCCAGAAGATTTATCTGACCGCGCTAAGGTAATGCTGAAGCCTTATGCTGAAGTTAAAGTTAAAGGCTTGGATGAAGATTCGATTGATGTGGAAGCGGTAAAAGCTGAAGCAGAGTCGAAAGCCCTGAAAGCTCTAGCTAAGGTTTACGAGTTTGTTACTGGTGAAGACTTGCCGAGTAACATCTCCAACCCTGACACGGTAGCTAAGAAGATCGTCGAATCTCTCGAAGCTAACGAAGAAGAACAACCTACCGAGTAAGTTGTAATTTACCCGACATAACCAAAGACCGCCGATGTGCGGTCTTTTCATTTATGGAATATAAGATTGAGTAAATGATCGTTTATTTATTCTCATTTATGGTTAACAATCACTGGGTACTTTTAAATAGGATAGAGACAATGACAACATATAACAGTTACCAAGAAGCTAAGATTGCCAACCCAGAACGTGCGATTTTTTCGCATCAAGGAAAGTTTGGCACTAATGCGGACATCCTCTATGCGTACGATATGAAAAGCCGAGGGGAGGAGTGCAACCCTGCTGACCACTGCATGACGGTTGAGAAGTTCTTAGCTGATGGTCATAAGTTTGTTGAGGGTGATTTGATTTTCAGAGATAGGATAAAAAATATCACCAATGGCAATGCTGGCTTGATGGGCGTTAAATCACCCGCCGATAGCGAGATATACATCCTACGCGCAGCAGCACTAGAAACCAAAGAGCCAAAGCGCACTAATGTTGAGTATGTCGAGTGTGACAACCTACAAGATACACTAGATAAATTCGAATCAATGTCTGGGTTTGAGTTTTATCCAGACGATAAAGGTTGCGGAGACAGAATAAACAGCGTTAGATATTTAGCTTTAGCTTATGGTAATAATAGCCTTTATCGCAAAGTAGAGACCCCTATAGAGTGGTGGGAAGATGTGGTTGATTACGTCAACCAGCATGGCTTTGCTGAGTTTGTTAATGGCAAGCTAGCGATTCAAGTTAGCATGACCCGCGATCAATCGTGCGACCTTGCACGAATCCTACTAGAGCAAGGTGAGTGATATGGAATATTTTTACGGTGCTGCCTTTTTTATTATCCTTATTAGTCTAATTGCTACAATTACAGGCTTAGCTAAGCCAAATAGATTCACGCTATGCGGATTCCATTTAGGAATGTTACTAATAGTACTTTCGGGGTTTATAGAGTCAATTCAATAACCAAACAAAGCCCTGCACACAACGCGGGGCTTTTTGCTATAATGTACCCAATGACATGGAAGTCGAAAACAAAGGCAGTCGTCACAGGCTGACCCCTTCAAGGAAGGTTTACCATGTCAAGACAGTTCAACTTCAGAACCGATAACGGTACTGGCACCACGATTCTACCTATTTCTGATACCTCATTCTTTACACCAGAGCTAACCACTGGTGCGACTGATGCAGAGGTCTATTTCGAATTTTTCTCTGATGCAGCAGGCACAACACCAGCCACCCCGACAGCAGGAACCATTACCGTTTCTGGTAGTCCTTTGGGTAACAACTATCTAGCCGCCAGTTCAAACAACGTAATTCAAGCGACTCAAGTGGAAGCGGGTGATTCCTCATACACCCCACCAGTGCTTGATGGCTTAACCGTTCGTGCTCGAATTGTGCTAGCTGGTATTACGGGAGCTACTCACATGAAAGCTGTTCTATTTAAGTACGGGAGCTAACTGATGCCATATCCAATTAGAAAAGGGGCTGTAGTAAAATTGCTTCACTTTGGGGCGTACACCAATGACACGATAGTCGTTAGCACAGATAAGGATAATCCAACCTATCTGACTGGAATCTCTTTATTTCCATCGAGCTCAAGTGAGTTCGAAATAATAGAGGATGGGGCTGGGGTTCAGTGGATTAGGAATAATTCACCAAAAGTATTATCAATGCAAGGTACAGCAACATACCAAACCATTCAAGGAGCGGGAGGGTCAGCTCAATTAAAGCTATGGTCAGAGAGGAGTGAAGATGACGGAGAAACTCTTACTGAGAATCTGTTCTCGCTGAGAACTAGTGATGTAGCTAATAACTCAGACAATAGCCAAACCAAGTCATCAGGCGTTGACACTTGGAGCCCCGGAGAGTCAATTAGATGGGCGATGTACAATTCAGGACCCGGAGCTTTAACTTTAGATGGACCAACTGACACAGTTAATAACGGGAACGTCGTGGATGGGTTAACCTTTTACTGGCAATTAAACGAGACGTAATTAGGTGAGATAAAACTCATAATGACTACCAATCCATAGAGATTGGATAAATAACAAACCGTTCATTACGAGCGGTTTCTTTCATTCCGATAACTGCAATTACAGGTTAATATCGTTTCGATTAATGCAATATAGTTGATTTTGTCGATCTGATAGAATGAGAAAAGCCCCGAGACTGGCAGGTCAATCGGGGCTGAATATCCTATAGCATGAGTATTATATTATGAGTATCCGCAAAGTCAAAGGTCTGGAATCAGACTTTACCATCGTACCAAATCAAACCATCAACGATAAGCTATCATGGGCAGCTAGAGGAATGCTTCTCTATCTTTGTTCAAAGCCTGACGACTGGGAAGTAAACATCTCCGACTTGGTAAACCAAACCACCGGATCGGCAAAGCGATCGGGTCGTGACGCTGTGCGTAAAATAATGGATGAACTTGTCGAGTGCGGATACATGAGAAAGACGCAAAATAGAATATCAGGCAAGTTTCAGAATGTAGACCATGAAGTGTCATTTGCACCGTTTACTGAAAACCCGTATACGGCTAATCCGTCGACGGCAAATCCAACACAACAAAGTACTGATCATACAAAGAAAGGATTAAACAAAGGAATTAATACAGACACTATTCATTCTGAAGAGTGCGTATATGATATAGAAGATTTAGAATCTAATGATTTTAAGCACTGCCATGAGGCGATTAGATTCCTAAAGGGTTATGGAAATATAATCTACACAGGGGCTTTAAAGGGCAGTGATTGGTTAGAATGCGAGCTAGCAATGAGATCGGTTGATTTATTTGATAACTCATACTTTGAGTGGTGGGTAGAAATAAGATCTCAATCAATGAGAAAGAAACCATCTTTACCGAACATGTTATGCGAAGTTAACGGCATACCTTTTGAGCAGTTTTACAATTCGGCATTTGCGCAGGAGCGAGAGTGATGGGAAAGAAACATAATAATAAGATGACGTAAAAGTTTGAGGTTGAGCGTTTTGAGTTGATGGTAACTAGATAGCTTGGCGAAACCAAGGCGGGTCGTTTTAACCCGCCAGTGGGTTTAGCTTTCCATTTCGTTGAGCTCATTAATTAGCTTTGATGAAAACCTATTTTTAAATATGACTTTTAAATTATCTTTGCGGGTCTGAAAGTTCATACCCATTGATATCAGTCCAGTGTTCATTCTCTGCAATTCAATTACTGATTTCATCTGCATTTCTGTCATGTAATCGCGCACACTTTCCTTTTTGTCGATGTCGTGATGAGTCTTAAACTTAGCTGAGGTCATCCCGAGAACGATTCTATTGATCATGTCAGACTCGTTGCTATAGTGGTGCGGCATGGTCTCCTTTCCTGCAAGTTGGCGCATCTCTTGCACTGCATCTGTCATTGGTCGAAACTCGACCTTTAGTGATTGTCGATCATCTAATTGCCTTTGTAGCTCAATTGATTTGGTTTCACAGTCAAGAAAGTAAAGCCTTGCTAGCTTTCCCATTTCTGAGCTTTCTATCATAGCCAACTGCTTAATCATATCAGGTACGCAGTGATACTCCTTTTTAACTTGAGCTCTTGATTTTGAGCTCGACAAATCGGGGGAGCTCAAACTTTCTACTATGCAGTAATCAACATGCTCATCAAATCCATATTTATCAATCCTAGCTTTAATCCAAGTTGAAAAGTCTCGACCGACACCTAGCCACTCATGAACTATTCGCGCATTAACCGCTGTAACAAAGCCATTTTGCTTGGTCGCCTGAAATGTCTTCTTGATTTCGTTAAACTTCCTAACTGGTAAGTGCTTGCTCATGTTATTTACCACCTTCGTATTTACCTGTTTTCGGATTGATAAGCTTGGGAGCTTTGCCGCCATTTAACTCTCTAGCATTCAAAGCCTCAGCTAGTAGCGTATTGATCATCTTGTTCATGCTTACATCCTCAGCCTTGCAGTAGTCATTAACCATTAAATCGTGAATATCATCTTTCAATCGAAGTGATGTTGATATCATTGCTGCCTCCTTATTAGTGATACCACTATAGTATCACTCAGTAACGCTATGTCGCAAGTGCGGTCTGTTGCTATAAGTGCAGTTAAGGCAATGATGCTTGACTGTAGGTGCGTTTAAATAAAAGCCTTTTTCGAGGGCTTTTTTCTTTCGTGATATAATTAGGAAAACTAAGGAGCAATCATGGCAACAGTAACTATTGAACAAGTAAGGTCGACTTGTCCCACATCTCTATCTGACACGGTGATAGATGGCGTGATCTGCATGGTGAATAATAGGGTTGGTGAGTGTTTAGATTCTAGCTACTCTGAATGTGAAGCGCAGAACCTTCAAATGTACCTTGCGTGTCACATCGTTTATTTGATGGATAACCCGCAACTACTTGCTTCATTCAAGACCCCAAATGGTACATCTGAGTCATTCCAGAACTACACAAACCAAACTGGATTGGGCTCAACTAGCTTTGGCAAGCTAATCCTTACCTTTGACACTCAGGGCTGTGTGCTTAAGACGACTAGCAAAACGCTATTCATTGGTACGTCAGGGCGTAGTGATCCACCTTACGGTCGAAGAGTGAGAAGAATATGAGTAGACGTGAAGCAAGATACTACCGTTCAACCTTTACCCTATGGCGCGTAACCGGTACTGATGAGTATGGCGACTCAAGTTATTCAGAGCCTATCAACATGATGTGCCAGTTTAAACAGGGCGGTTCTGCCAAGTATACTGATGCGCGTGGGCGAGAGTTTCAACCACAAAGCACTATCTGGACAGAGTTGAGATCATTGGCAGGTGACCTGATTGAAATTCCTAAGTTTGGCGACCTGATAGCAATAGGCACTTCGGATAGTCCCGAGCCAGTTAATGCTTACCCAGTAGCCACAACACAGATTAACGATGTTGCTATCTATGACGACATCCCCGACTACATGATAATGACGGGCTAAATTATGGCAATGAAAGGTTTTGACCAGATCAAGCGTAATCTAGAGCAGCTTACCGAAGATATAGCAGTAAAGAAGCCGACTCAAACGATTGTAGCAATACTTCAGGTAGCTTCGAACATATCTATGAAGTATGCGCCTATAGAGTATTCAACGCTTGTTAACTCACGCAAGACTCGGGTGTTTGCTGAAGGTGACACGATAGCGGGAACGCTTGGCTATTACGTTGAGTATGCAGCATCCTTGAATAACCCTAGGAAAGGAAGCAAGCTTGATGGGTGGCAACCTGTACCTCAGAGTAAAAAGAAAACCAGAAAGACAGGTAAAAACGCAGGTAAGGCAAGAGCATCAAACCCATTGGCTGGTCAGGGCTTTCTTAACAAAGGCTTCGAGTCAGAAGAAGCAAAGAGAGAGATTCAAATAGTAATCACGGAGATTAACAAAGTATGACGCAATTACCTGAAGAGCTTGTGCGTGATCTGCTAAGAGAAAATGGAATGCTTGGTGCGTTTGTCGATTACCGAAATCGTAACCGTGATGCGCCAGTGTTGCAATTGTTTGAGTTTAGAGAGGACTCACTACAAACTGACCAGCGATGCGTATTCATTAGAATGACTGGTGACTCATCAATTACACCTCACTTACTGCAAAACCATCAAGTGGTCGTGGGGTTCGTGAGTTTAAATACAGACGGGGATTTACCGGTTGCTAGATTTAGGGCTGATGAGATTTACAACTTCTTTCTAGATAACTTCACTCAGTGCCAAATGCATGGATTAGTTCCATCAAGACCGGGACAACCATATACTTTAGGATCCAAGAGGCGAGTATTCGAAATAACAGTGGATATTCAAATCGGTCGAGAAGCTGCACAACCTTAGTTTAAATCAAAGTTGTCAGTTATAATTACACAGTTACCAACCAACAGGATTGAATTATGCCTACATTAACATGTGACCAAAAGAACTATATTGGTCGTGCCGTCCCTTGGGAATATGCCTTAGCTTGTGGTGATGTTGACCCAACAACTTTGACTTATCAACCTGTAGGTTCGACGAATAATAAAACGTGGAACATCGGGACAGAAACCAGCGATAACACCGCGGATGATACGTTCGGCGTTACGTCATCACTCGTTACCTATGCAAGCTTGGAATCATCCGTTTCTGGGTTTGCTACCGTAGCTGATGGCACGCTAAGCACTCAAGCTGCTCTATATCAATACTTCCTAGAGCAAACCATCTCATCGGATACGCGCAATCAGCCGTCTATTTGGGTTCGCGTTACCTTCCCAGATCTTACGTTTTACGCTTTCGTAAACATCACCAGTTACAACCGAAGCACTGCGTCGACTGACACGGTTACTTTTGAAATGACAGTTTCTAGTACCTCTACGAATTCAGCCGCTATTGCAGCTATTCAATCTTTCCCAACTCCAACAGTGTAAGGGGACATAAAATGCCTTTATTAGTACAGCAATCTTTGCGAAGCGCAGAGCCTAAAGCCTTATCATTTGTCGCTCTAGATGGTTCGACGGATGCTTTCCCTTATAGCTCAGCGCAACGCTCATTCATGATCTTGCAGAACTCTAGCGGCTCGCCCGTTACGATTACTTTGCTTGGTGATGAAGCAACCACAGTAAATCGCCAAGGCATCACTAGCATTGATGTATCTGGCGGTAAAGAAGTGATCGTGCCTGCAAACGGCTCTCAAGTTGTTGACTTGATTAATGCCTCTGCTTATCTAACTGATGCCAATGGATTGCCGGACATTACAGGAGCAACTTCAGTGATTAGCGCAGCCTTAGTCACTGCATGATAGCCTATGGTCACGCGCTCATTACTTGTGATGAGCGTTCTTTTGAGTTTGTGCCTTCACTCCGAAACATCGAGAAGATAGGCACACCGAAAGAAATAGTCACCACCTTTAAGTTTCTGATGAGTGGCGGGTATACACGTCAAAAATTCGTTAAAGCCT